CCATTTTCTTTTCCGTAGTTTGTGCATCATCAACTACATCACGAAGTTGACTCATGAACGATTACCCCATTGAATATCTGGGTATGCCTGAGAAACAAGATCTTTGCTGATCTTATACTTAGTCTCTAGTTTTTTATCTTTTGTTAAACAAATAATCTCTGCTTCCAGGGGATGAAGACCTTGGAGGATATTAATAAACATGGTCTCTCTGCGAAGAGAACTTAATCCATCATTACCACCCTTTACAAAATTATAAAACTTGACGTACTCTTTACGAATGGAAGAACGTCCTTGATCTTGAGATCCTAAGGAAGTAGATCCAAGTTCCCCCATCTTCTCAACGGCATCTGCAATCTTTTCACTCAGAGTACCCTTGAAAGAATCCATCTCATCAACTGCGGCATAAGGCACATCACCTCCAGGAAGAACTGAAACTACCGTTTCATCAAAGTTCCAAATAAAAATAGTCTTCAGAGCAGGATGAGCATACTTTTGAAGTACTTCTACTTTTTTCTCATCCGTACTCATTTTTGTAGCAGCATTAAGAATCTCAAAAATAAAAGGATTTGCAGGAAGATCGGGAACCGTTTCTGCAATAACTTTTGTTTTAGGTGCTGCGGGTTTTCTGGTTGCAGTTGTTTTTGTTTTAGTCGTCGCTGCTGTCGTCTTCTTCGTCGTAGTCATGATAGTTTTCAAAGTTAAATGCTATTACCTCATCTGGAATCAGGTTACCCTGATGGTCAAACATTTCGGGGTGAGGTCGTGGAATTTCCCGATAGTTCATCATGTATTCTCTTGCTACCCAACCAGTTACAAGTCCCACTATAAGAAATAATACGGTTAGAAATGAACCGAATACTAAACTAACTGCTAACATTTCCTTTACCTCGGGGAACTACTTTTCTTTTCCTTGATTTGAAGGAAAACTCAAAATAGATAGTTACTTCCCGATTTAGAAAGCAAACCATCTTTTCAAATATGATATGAAATGGTTGTGTTTGCTTCCTTTTACCTCCATTAAGTATGAGTTCAAATCCACGATTAATGTGGTCTTCGTTATTATTTATGGAACTATTAGATGATTTGGTTTTCTTTGAGGAATTTGATTGTGTCAACACATCCTCCTAACTTTTTATCATTACAAATCACTTGTGGAAATGTGGATCCTTCACCAAATTCTGCGTAAAATCCTTCTCTGGTGAAGTCCGTATCTAAAGTATACACGACATGTTGGAGTTTTGTCAACTCTAATACTTGTTTCACCTTATCACAATATGGGCAACCTAGTTTTGAATAGACCGTAAAGTTCATAAATCTTAAAATGTTTTTTTATTATATATTAGTATCCCCAACTGATCCAAGAATATCTAGAACCACTTGTTACTGAACTAACTTTATGGGGATATAGAAATACTGAAGGAAATACTAAAATATCTCCAATATTTAATTTAATTTTTTCTCCACACAACCAAAAATCCCCACCTTCATAATCATCATTTAATACCCCCAGTATACTTATGACAGGTATTCCTTTTTTTTCACCATCAAACAACCCATAAATGTGATCTACATGCTCCAACATTTCCTGCCCAATATCATACTTGTTAAATCTAATAGGTGATATTTGAGATATTTGAAAAAATCTGGAAGTATTTTTTTGATAATCGAGAAGAAACTTACCTATATCATCTATCATATCTTCATGAATTTTTAATTGGTATGTGGTAGAAAAATCTTCCATATTTGCTCTTTTCTGATAATCATAAGTAGTACCCCATAAGTGTGGTTGCCACTCAGAAGCATCTAGTTGATTTAACTGGTGAATTTTTTCGGAGCAAAAGTCTTTTGAAAATACATTCTTTTTATAAACATAGTCAAAGATATTTGTTTTAGAAAATTTCACTTGATTTTTGGTCGAATACATAGTATTATAACATATAAAATAAAACTGACTAGTTTATGTATAAGTCTCAAAGAATTGTTGTTGTGGGTGGTGGAACTGCTGGATGGTTCTCGGCAACAACATTGAAGCGATTTTTTCCACAAAAAGATATAACTGTTATTGAAAGCCCTAAAGTACCGATTATTGGTGTTGGAGAAAGTACTCTAGGATACTTTACTTATTGGCTACATGCAGTGGGTATTGATGAAAAAGTTTTGTTTAAACATACGGATGCTTCATATAAATCTAGTATTAAGTTTACGGATTTTTATAAAAAAGACTCTGGTGGATTTCATTATCCTTTTGGAAGACCATGGACTCCTCCCGAACTTTTTGGTAATATAGGCGCTAAGGCTTGGCAGGTTAAAAAAGCTTTCTATCCAGAAACTCCTCCTCAGGATTACTGCAAGACCATATATCCCCATATGCCAATAATTGAAAACAATAAAATAAGCAAAAATGAAAATGGCGAACTTCCAGATTTTTCATTTGAACATGCTACTGCGTATCATTTTGATGCAGTCAAGTTCGGAATCTTCTTAAGAGATCATGTGTGTGTTCCAAATGGAGTTAAGCACATTCCCGCAGAGGTTAAGAAAGTAGTTTCTAATGAAGATGGTATCAAAGAAGTTATTCTTGATGATGGTAGAATCATTCAGGGAGATTTGTTTATTGATTGTACTGGATGGAAGAGTCTCCTATTGGGTAAAGAAATGGGAGAACCTTTCCTATCATATGATCACCTGATTCCAAACAATAAGGCATGGGCAACAAAAATCCAGTATACTGATAAGGAAAAAGAACTAGAACCATATACAAACTGTACCGCCCTAGGTAATGGGTGGGTTTGGAACATTCCTCTATGGTCAAGAATCGGAACTGGATATGTATATTCCGATAAGTATATTTCCAAGGAAGATGCTCTAGAAGAGTTTAAGAGGCATCTTAGATCTGATAAAATGACTCATCATGATCCCAACAGGAATGTTGATGATCTTGAGTTTAAAGATATTAACATGCGTATTGGTATTCACCGTAGAATCTGGGTTAAAAATGTTGTAGCTATCGGTCTTGCTGGTGGATTTATTGAACCACTAGAAAGCACTGGTCTCTTTACAGTTCATGAGTTTCTCATGAAACTTGTAAGTTATCTGGATAGAGATTCATACAATCAATATGAAATTGATTCGTATAATGCGGCAACCAGATTAGCCTTTGATGGTCTATGTAAGTTCGTTGCATTACACTACGCACTTTCTCTTAGAGATGACACCGAGTATTGGAGAGATGTTAGAAGAAGATCTTATGCTGGATATTTGATTGATGATGTTCAAACTAATCAGGCAAAAGAACTTAAATTCTGTGTTGATCAATTTGGAGAACTGATTGGTAGAAAAGGACACATACATGAACATAATGTTCATTCTGGAAATCATTGTATTTTAAATGGAATGAATTTCAATATTCTTTCTATGGAAAACATAATAAATGATGGATTTTATAACTATGGACCAAAAGTTGATGAGGCGAAAAGAGTTATTGATGATATGATGGTCAAATGGGAAAAACAACAGGAAGAATGGCAAAAGATTGCAGATAACTGCCCAACACTGACACAGTATCTACACGATAATTTTTATAAACATTTTTGATATGATTTTACTTACAGGATCTTCTGGATTCATTGGAAAAAACTTTTGTAAAAAACTATCAAATCATGATGTTCTTTTGTTAGACATTGATGATGCATATCGTTTTTTAAGAGAGTTTAATGATTGGGAAAAAATCTCCCTGATTATTCATCAGGGAGCTATCTCCTCTACAACTGAAAAAAATATCAATACTCTACATCATTACAATGTTTTCTTTACGATTCAGATTCTTGAACACGCTATTCAACATGATATTCCAGTAAAGTATGCATCCTCGGCATCTGTCTATGGGAATACTAATGGTCAAATCAATCCTTTAAATCAATATGCAATCAGCAAGTTACAGATTGATTATGCAGTGTTAGATGGTTTAGATAAGTTTTCTTTGATTCAAGGATTTAGATATTTTAATGTTTATGGAGAAGATGAAGATCATAAAGGAGATCAAGCTAGCCCAGTAAGTAAGTTCACTAAACAATCTAGAGAAACTGGTAAAATCCAACTCTTTGAAGGATCCGATCAGTTTCTTAGAGATTTTGTTTGTGTTGATGATGTTGTTGATATTGTTTTAAATAATGATGCTCCAAATGGAATCTATGATATTGGTACTGCCAGTCCAATATCATTTCAAGAAGTTGCGGAACTAGTTGCAAAAAAGGAAGGGAGTAGGATTGAATACATCCCATTCCCCGATCATTTAAAAGGTAAATATCAAACCTATACTTGTGCAGATATGAGTTGGTTACCAAACCATAAGTTTAAAACTGTTAAAGACTATCTCCAGGTGTAACTCTGTAACTGTCGGAATCAAAATGCTCCGTAGAAAATTCAAATAGTTCAGAATTTTCCAGAGCAACCATTTGATGTTTAAGACCTATGGGAATATGAAAAGAATTTCCAGGTTCTAAAACTAAAACCTCAGCCTTGGAAAGATCTTCTTCCCATCCATAATATAAAGATATGAGACCACTTTGTAAGTAAAAGGTCTCATCTTTTATTTTATGGAAATGCCATGAGCATCTTTTACCTTTATTAAAGAATAAAAGTTTGCCACAATACTTTTCATTATTTACAATCCACTTTTCATATCCCCACCCTTTTTGAACTATTTTAATTTTTTCCATCTATTAATCTTATGTGAGTACATGGAGCGACGAATAAGTTAGCGGCAATAACATATCTAGGATCTTCAGAATCAACCAAACAACTTTTATGAGGTAACCAACCAGGAAAAATAATCCAAGAAAATAAATCAGGTTCCATAATATATGAAACAGGTGTTGATTGAGACCAATCACGTGGATCAAAAAATTCTGTTCCCTGCGTAGTGCCTGTAGGAACTTTCAAATAAAAAATTCCAGAAAGGAAGGCTGGATAATGTGAATGAATCGGATTGTTATTTTGCTTTTCATTTAAAGATTTCCAAGATTTAAATGCCCATGCATTGGAATCAACTGGATTTAGATTTATTGGATTTGTTTTGCAAAATCCTTCTCCGAGTTGATTCATATAAAAAAAGCAGGCATTGTAAAATGACTGTTTCAATCTTTTCCAAACTTCAGGTCTATCTTCATTGAATAAAATAATTTTTGTTTGATATAATGGATGTTCTCCAGTTTTTTCATACATCCCAACATCAATCAAATGGTCAATATCCTTAATCATTTGATTTTGATCCTCTAAAGTAAACTCTTCGGAGCAATCAATTTTAAACATTGATATTGGAAATAAGTCAGACCTCATATATCGTACAGTTTTTTGTTCCATATTACTTAATAAAAAACTCTTTAGAATTTATTGCCTTATCATCTATGTAGTAATCAGCGGATGGTTTTCCCATGTAGAGATGATCATATTTACATCCCCATTCATTTAACTGATTTTTAGTTAGATGATACCACTCGGCACATGCTTTTGATGGAGGAGGATTTTTACTCATACCTCTTGCGGTAAAGTACCAAATCTCATGTCCATCATCATGAAGTTTATTAATCTTTTCAATTCTATCTTTAAACGGAACTGCTTCTTCATACTTACCAAAAGTATTATTGCAAATCGTTCCATCAATATCAACCACATAAAA